GGGCGAACTTCGGGTCTAGCGCCACGGGGTAAACGTGTTGCGTCCATTGCCATCATGGGATGAACCGTGAGGGCAAGCGCGTCAATTCTTGCTCTTAATTCAGCATCAAGAGCCTTTTGAGAGTTATAACCTTTCTCACAGACCCCTCTTCCCCAGAATCTGCCTGGAACAATATCCCAAGGGAAAGCCACAACAGGTCTATCCTGCATCATGTATGGGTTTTTCTCTGCTTTTAGGAGAGTTCCACCATTAGCAATAACAATAATTGCCTCTACATAGTAAGACTTGTCTTCAGAAGAGTCTTCAAATTCTTCTTCTTGTTCGATTAAATTTCTTGGAACTAAACCATAATATTTAGTAAGCCTAACCTTATCATCAGGCTGATCTGTCAACTCATGGTCTGGGTCTAAGTCAGAGTCTTCTGGAGCTAATTGAATAGGCACATCTCTGTAAACGCCCTTCTCCTGAAGAAGCTCTACAGAGTGATAAGGTACATATTCATCAATAGCTACACCAATAGCATCCTCAATAGAAGTAGCTACAGGGTCAATCAAAAAGTTCTGAGGCAAAACAGGACGCAATTTGCATACAGTCCTGTCACCAATCAAAACACCAACAGCCTGCATTTGACCTTCCATAACAGGCTGAGATGCTGGCTTCATTTCTTTTTCTTGCTCAATTACTATCTCGGCAACGCCAGTACCAAAGACAGCAGCGTTAATTAAACACTCAGCTACGCCTTTCCTAATCTTGTTTCTTTGAAAGTCTCGATAAAGTTGATTTCTCAGATAAACAATGTCTTGAGTTTCCTGGTCTTGAAGGTCATCTCTAATAGTAAAGAAGTTACCTCTACCAAAAGTAGCCTCTTCAATCTCAGCTACAGAAGATTCAACTGCTTGTTGTAGAGCTGGAGATATAATTTGAGATCTTTCAGAATCTCTAGTCTTATCTTCGTAAGAATACAATCCCCTCCAAAGACGATAGTATTCATCGAATTTGTTTTCGTAGTTATTTTCAAAGTGATCTCGCCAGGAGTCGCACTTCTCTATGACCCAGCTTTCGATAGACTCTTGAATTGTAAACTCTTCTCTATCTAACATAGTTAGTACCCAGCTACTCTATCAAAGACTTCATAAGTATCATCTTCAAAGTCGTATGAATATGCCACTTTAGCTAATTGATCTATATAAGCTAAAGAATCAATCATATCGTCATGGGTTAAGGGGTCTGGAAATTGAAACAACTCATCCATGAATTGAATATTCCAATCTCCCTTGTTTAACAGAATTAAACCGTTTTCAAACCTTCCCTGTAATGCCCACATGACACGATCAGTTTTCTTTTTGTTTCCATGAGTAAGTTCTTCTACTCTAAAGAAACGATTATACTTCTTCATCAGATCAGTTAGAGGAGACATAACAGCTTGTCTGGCAATGCCTTTTTCTATTCCAACTGATACTGGCTCATAATCTCTAACGACTTGGAATATCTTTCTTGCCGTTTCGTCTAAAGACCATCTGCCAACAATAATATCTTTTACCCACCACCCATTTTCATGGACTTTAACTATAGAGATTGAGGTATTATCTAGTCGTTTTGTCTTGTTTTTCTTCCCAACCTCCTCAAAACCAGCAAGGTCAATAGCTATATAATAATCCCCAGCAGGCTCTTCTGAGCTAAAAGATACCCAAGACTCCTTAAACATCTCAGATCCACGAGCCTCAAAAGATGCCATGAACTCCTGTCTAAAAGCATAAGAACTCATAGACTTCTTAGCACGATCAATCTCATTTTTATCCAAGAGATTGTTGTCGTAGCTTGTATAATGCCATGCCTTAAAATCGGTATCGCTACCTAACTCAGCCTGTTTGTAGAGTTCATAAAAATGATTTCTACCCATTGGTGTACCGATAAATAAAGCACTTCCTTTTAAGTCAGCTAAAGCTGGTCTTAAAATTAGTTCCCAGACATCAGGCTTCATGTCTGCGTATTCGTCTAATACGAGGTACTTGAGAGACACACCACGCATGGTTTCTGGTCTGTCAGCACCCTTTAATGAGATGGTAATCCCGTTAATAAGCCTGATTTGCATATTATTAACGTGAGAACCCTCAATAACATCATGCCCAACCTCTAATAAAAGGTTCCACATAATGTCTCTGGCCTGTCCCTGAGTAGGGGCAACGTAAAAAACGTGTCCCTTATCAGTCTGTAAAGCATTTACCAGTAGTAAATAGGCCGCTAAACGTGATTTACCTGTTCTTCTACCAGCAGCAACTACCTTAAACCTTACAGGATCGTTCCATACTTCTTGTTGCCAAGAAAGCAAAGAAATATCTAAATTCATACAGTTAGATCGAACTTCTTTCCATCAAACTTCAACAAGAAGAATGACACGATTGCAGTAAAAATAGAGCCTGCATTTGGGGTGATAGTTAAGTAGTCTCCCTCACTCATCACAAGGAAAATTCCTTCCCCACCAAACTGGTCGTAATCTCCATCACCAAGAGACTTGTTGGATTGGAAGGTAATAATAGAGCCGTCATGCCATGCGGCTGAATATCCTGCGGTAGAGCCTGTGACGTTGGCTATGAACAACATAGTCACCCTAGCTTCGTAGCCAGTAGGGACAGTAAACAGAGTGTTACTTGTTCCTGCGGTTAAGTTCTTGCCAACAGAGTAGGCCGATTCATTGTACATTGTATTCTCTAAAATAATGATTCAATAAAAGTTTTTGCTTGTTTTGCTTTATTTTTAATCATTCGCATATCCCACATCTTAGATTTTGATGCAGCTTCATCTTCCGAGCCCGCCCAATGATATTTAATCCAAGCCTCTTTTTGAGGGATTTTACCCTTTGCAATATCAGTAAATGGAACATTTGGCGCAACACTAAGATTAATTAAAAATAAAGCATCTTGCGTGTCTTCACTTAAAACAGAAAAGTCTGGACTTACCTTTTTTCTTCTTCTTCTTCTTTCCGTAGTTATACATTCCACTGACTCCTGGCTTTTTTCTGTGCAGTTTTCGTTAATTCGTTAAAATGGAATAACCTTTTAGAGCTTTTCGACATCTTGGCCCCAGACATTAGGGTTCCATCAGGATGTTTATGGGTTTTACCTTTATGAATGGCTCCATCCTTTAAATAATGATTAACGCCTTTCATTTTGGATACTCACCGTATTTAATCATGTGGGCAATATCTAAAGCCCTTCCACCTACTTGAGTAGCCCAGAGAGAGTCTAAAAACTCCATAGAGGCTTCTGAGTAGTCTTTAAGCTCTAAAGCCTGCATAGCTAGTTTAAAATCTCTTAACTTGGGGATTCCCAAGTTAAAACCCAGATTAATTAGAGCATCCTTCCTAACCTGGTCTAAATTCTTATAGAAACGAAAAGCATTGGTTAATTCTTCATCAACACGGCTTATATCGTTCTTTAACATAAAGTAGATCTCAGAATCAGATAACCCCATATCATCGAGGTTTCTTCCTACTCCAATAGTTAGCTTCCCAGAAGTACACCGATAAGGCTTATGAGTTAATCCTTCGTGAGAGACTAACAAGTCAATCAGGTCATTCATCTACAATTTCGCCGTCTATAGTCTCTATAGGTTCTACAGAGTTTATAGATTCCATCGAAGATACGTTAATCTGGATAATTGGTTTGTCTCCACCCTTATTCTTTTCATAATGACTAAGGGGAGCCATCCTGTCCATGATTAACTTCCAAGCCGCTGCCTGATTCTTGTGATCGTCATCAGTAGCAGCTCTAACAATAGAGTCTATGACTAAGTCTATTCTATTTGCCGATAAGAGCCTTTCTTCAAGCTTCTTAACAGCAGTACGCATTCCTTTAGGTCTGCCAGCTCTCTTCTTCTGCTCTTCTGCCCACTGATCCCTGGTCATCAACCTATTGGGGTTCTTGGGCCTTCCTCTTCCTCTTTTAGGGCCGACTAATTCTGCATTCTTTATTTTCTCTACTTTCTTCTTTTTCTTTCTTCTTACAGTTGGCTCGACTATGTTCTCAGCCTTAGCAAACTCAAGGTTATCAAATGTATCGCTAGAATCTGTCATAAGTTAGTGCTTACTAACATGGTAGATATATTTACAGATTTTCCCCTGGAGATACCTTGACCTAGCCAAATCAAAGACCTCTGTGTTAGTCTGAGTATTCTTATTACTTGTCTCAGCTAACAACACCTAATGGTGTGGTACTCATTTTACATAACCACAATGGTGATTATGACCCCTGCCAAGTTTCCTTGGATTAACTTCTCAGCTATAACTCGCATCAATTCTCTAGGATCTCCAGGTTCCTGTTGTCATCTGTAGGACAGCGCAGGATTTTCTGATGCTTGTCTGTCGTATTTCTACCGCAACCTTTAAAGTCTATGCCAGACATTCAGTTGAGTTATGGTCAACCTCTGAAACACCTTTCGCTACCCTATCACGTTATTTTGGGTGATTGCAAGCAATTCTTATGTTAGTAGTCACTAACCTATTCTATTAGCTATTTCAGCCTAAAAATTACCTTTTAAAATATCTTTAGTTAAATCAGCTAGTTGGACTTGGTTTAAAATTGCTCTTTTGCAAGTTTGGGGGGCTACTATAATTA